CATAGAGGTACCAGCAGGTGCGGGAGCAGGTGCGGGAGCAGGTTCCGGTGCAGGACCGCCACCACCAACCGGCGCCCCGCCTTCAGCACTGGGAACTTCGTCCATATAAGGGAATTTAATTTTCATGATTGTTACTCCTTGGTTTTACTGACAGGACGCCGCAAATAGGCCCTGATTTGTGCCGCGACGAACGCCCTGCCGTTGATAAACCCCGTCTCGTCAAACGATCCGGGGATGTACAGTAGGTCTTGAGGTTGTGCAAACTTCTTGACGATTGCTGCCAACGCCGCCGTCTGCTGGCCAGGATCCGCCTCACCTTTCTCCAAGGCTTGAAGTGCGGCATGTTCCGATCGAGTGAGGTCGGGGACCTGCATCGACGGGGAGATTTTATTAATCAACAGGAATCACTCCTGCCTCAGCAGCCGCCGCGACTGCTTGTTGGGTGGCAGCTGCTTGTCGACCCATCATCACCTGTTCGATGTCGTTCAGCCATTTAGTCGGGACACCCGTCCCTTCAACCGCATCACGGATCGCTTCGTCAAAGTTCACATTCATAACGACGTTCGGGTCGTATGGGGCGGCATCGGCTAGTAGTCCTGATACAATCTGGAACTGTGTGGCTCTCTTCTCCTGCTCACTCTCACTGAGAGGCGACTTGAACTGAAACTCAACGTCTGCCCCGCGCAGGGAATCGGGAATATCGTAAGGCGACCCGAAGAATCCTGCAGCCATCCCCAGTTCGAAGGTGGTTTCACACAGTTGCCCGTTGTATTCCGACTCCATCGGGGCGAATAGAGGTAGGTTCTGACGACGGTACTGCTTCATGAACTCGCTCACCTCATAAGCGGTCATATTGCTCTTGTCCGGAAGGGATAACTTATCGATGTAGAACGCGCTCGCCAGCACTTCGACCACACCTTGACGCATCTCCTGACCGATCGGGTACCCCCCGCGGTCCTGGAATAGCGGACGTAAAGCTGCACCCATCTTCTCGTCATACTCATCATCGACCCAAGTGATACCGTCCGGGGAAAGGTCCACGTCGCTACGAATGACTTTCTGAGTAGCGATGACCGGGGGGCGAGTGTACCGCTCGCCAGCCTCCAGTAGCGTATGAGTCATGGCCTGGATGGCCCGGGCATTAGGCAAGCCAGCAACCGTTGCAGGACTGTACGCGTAGGGCGAACCGCTCATCGTCTGAAACCGTGGGACGGTATAGATCTTATGATTCAGGCCAATTTCTTCGATAACGTGTTGATTTTCAACGTCAACGAACACTGACACGTATCTGTTTCGAGACTCGATCTGATCGTCACCGTACATTGATGAGGGTAAGAATATATGACGGACGTCAACTTCCTTGAATGGGTCACGATGCAAATCCTTGAGGACATTCTCGTGGAGCTTCTTCTCCCCGAAATAGTCCTTCATGTCCTGCCGTGTGGGTTTCCATTTACGCACGAGACCGCAGACGTTACCGTTCTCATCGTCCCACCATGCACAATCCCGTAGATGCCAGCAGCGATATAAGAACCCGTCCCGTCGCCGGTTGATTTCGGTGGAAATGACAGTCTGGCCGAAAGTGGCGTAGTCGTGGTCACCCTCTTTGGTAGATCGAACAAAACCCGCCGTGCGTCGGTTCATCATGTCCAACTGTCGCTTGGATACCCAGTCCAACCACTGCTGGCCTTGATGATCGGGTTCGCCGTTAACAGTCACCTTAAACCACTCACCGTCCCGGAGCATCGCGTGGAACGAATTGGCCAGATCCCGACGGATCAGGATGGGGTAACTGTCGACCAAATATTCCGCCAGCTCGGCACCCACACTTCTCCCGATGGTGAAATCGGCCCGTTCCGGGTAGAAATGCTCGGCCAGGGTTTGGTACAGGCTGAGAACCGGTTGCTGACGAGTGAACAGGTTACCCGCCAGTTGCAACAGCTCATGGACAGTCTTCTTCATCCCAACTTGTTCTCTTCGGTGAGGATGGTGGATGCTCGTCCTGACCGACCGTACCGCATCTGAGCTTTACGTTCACCCTCCCGACGAGCTTGCGGTGCGCCCGGGTCCGGGGCAGGGGCGGGATCTGGGATGGGAGGCGGAGGTGGCGGTTTACTACCAAATATTTTGCTCATGTCGATCATCCTCTTCGGCGGTGATTGTCAAATCGTGACGCTTTTCGGGAGTGTACACGTTTTGGGGGAGGTGTCCAAGGTTTCCCAGCATCCTTCTTCGTCATGCCCGGGAACAGTTCCGTGAATGCCCACACTGCGGCATCGGCCCGGTTGGGTGACCTCAGGCCCATATAACCCGCCACGGTCATACTGCAAAGCTCGTCCTCCAAATCCTCGAAGTACCCCACGTGATGGATCTTCTGCTGGTCATACAGGGCACTGACCGGCTCGGCTCGTACCACCTTGCCCCGGGTTGCACTGACATGCTTGTAGGGGACGAAAGGATCGGCGGTGATGATGACGTGTTCCACCATCGACCCTCCATAATTTTCCTCTGCTACAACCCGGTCCGCATCGTGTCGATGGAAGGCATCGACGACCACCTTGCCCCACTGGGCCGGACCGTAATGACCCGTCAGATCCTCCAGCATGTAACCGTGCCCGTCCACCCCCAGTCCGGCAACCACAACACCAATCATATCCGACCGTGTGTCCTCCGGTCCGCTACAACCGGACGGATCGACCGCTACGATAATCCGGAGCATATCGGGCAGGGACCCACCCATGATCCGGTTCTGGTCGAGCAGTTCCACGGTCCACAAGGCGCCGTCGCTGTTGTCCGCGAACTTGCCCAGAAGGAAGCGGTCCCGGGCCTTGGCCGGCAGACTGTCCAACATGTCTAGGTATTTGACGTCCAGGTTCTCTCGGTTGTCTGCCGGGTTGATCAAATAAAACCCATAGTCGAACGGGTCCGCCAGGGCGCGTTTCGTCTCGGGATCCTTCTTCTCGACGAACTGTAGGTACGTCCAGTGCACCTTGCTCGGTGGGTTGAAGTCCGAATATTCTTTCAAGACCAAATTCTCAGTCTTTTGTGCCAACCTGGTTCTCGCAAGTACGATAGATCCCCACGGTATCTGTGAGCACTCGTTGAAATAGATTGTAGCAAACTCCATGCCAAGCACTTTCTCAGTGCGTTCTTTATCGTCCAACCCACCGAACCAAATCTCACTACCATTCGGCAACGCCAGGTACCAGTCTGTCTTATCCAACATGCTCTCAGCAGACGGAAGCGTGGGAAAGCACAGCTCGAGAACTTTAGGCACCGTGTCCAGGATGATAGACGCTTTAATGGCATTGAAGCGATAACGGAAGATTGCATGTCTTGAGCGATTAGCTTTCAAAGCACGGATGATGACTGCCCGCACAAGCAGGAAAGTCTTTCCAGATCTTGATCCTCCTCCTAACGCAATGTGGGTTGCGTTAGACACTAGCACGTCCATAGCTTTGTCTTGAGCGGAGGTAAGTCGGAAGACGTCATTCACAGTCGCGTGTCCTTCCCTTCGATCGTGATATTGATCGTACCGGTCGCCTTCTGGTGGTCCTCGTAAATGTTGAAGTGTTTCCCAAGTTCCTTCAACGCAGCGATCTTGCTGACGGCCTTAATCTTCTTCACACAGAATTCGGCCTCGCCGGCGACACTGACCTCGATCTGCTCTACGGCTGCGGCGGTGTCATCGTCAAGCTCGTACGGTTCCTTCAACGTCCCGTCCCGTCGGTATAGCTTCCGGACGTCGAATGACGCCACTCGCTTCATCTCCAGGAGCAGGCGTTCGCGATCGAAACGCTCGCTCTCGGCGCGTTCCGATTCGAGCTGAGCGAGGAACAGTTGAATGTCGATGCGAGATGTCAACTCAAGGGCACGTTGAGCGGCCCCAGCCTCGCCGTAACCAGACTCACGGGCCGCTTTGGCGCCGTTGTAACCGTTATCCACATACAACAGGCAGAACCGTATTTCTCGCTTTGTCAGCCCTTTTACCACCGCTATGCACCCTCATCACAGTTGATCACTTAGTGTATCTACCACACCGACCGGGATCGGTCAATGTTCCTTTACTCCCCACCAGTCCCTCTTCACACTCAAAGTTAAGGACGGCTCGTAAGTCATTGATTGTTACTTTCTTTCTTTTACTATTCCCTCTACTCCCCTTACTTTACTATAAGAAGAGAGTAGAAGAGTAATGTAAAGTAGTATTCCCATGCACC